TTTAGAACAGGGAGACTATGACAATGCTCTAAAAACGCTGGACATTCAAAAGCGAATAGCTGGTAGGCTTCATACGGCTGTAAAGAATTTAAAGAAGGATGCCGAAAAGGGAGGATTAATCAAAAAACGTAGTTTCAGTTTTTAGGAGAATGAAAATGGATTTAATAGACAAATATATTGGAGAAGCAAAGATACCTACAATTGACTATGAAAAAATCGGGCCTAATGATTGGCTTATCTATGATGAAGGTACAGGAGAAATCCAAAAAGTAATCAAAAATAACGCTAACAGGAAAATAGATGTATCAAGATATTTCGTTAGTTCAAAGTCGGCTGGCATGAAAGCTTCTCATGCCGCTAGAAAATATGCTTGGTTATTCTTGAAGAAGAATAAAGGTTTCTCAAAACTCATTAAAACGATTACTAATGAAGAAGTAAATGAAGCTTTTCAATGGAAACCAATGCTAGGTGGTCAAACAGTTACACATAAAGGACATAAAGTTGAGCTTAGAGGAAATGACTACGGATGGGATTATGAAATATGGAAAGGAAACAAGAGAGTTAAAAAATCTAAGATGAGACAATTCCCAGAAAAACTTTTAAGAAAAATGTAAATAACCGATAAAAAAATATAAATAGTATTGAGGAAGCATGGAAGTGTGGTAAAGAGGAAGCCCCTTCCATGAGAGGAGCAGAGGGAGAGTGAAGACGAAGCACTCTCCCTCATTTTTTAGTTTTTACCTTCCGTTTGTAAGAAGCAAATCCATATTTCATGCCATACTTAACAATGGCACATTCAACCAATACAGTAGTAAGAATTATAACCAATGTTAGAGTCATTTTTCCAGCCTTTCTCTTATTTTAGTTAGACGTGAGCAAAACTCTTGTCTAGTCAAAACCGTATTAGATGGATCACTTGAACCGATTGTATGTTTTAAAACTGCATTGCCAGAAGCCAGTAAAGCCTTTTGAAATTTAGTATTGGTAGCAAGCGCATCATAAGCCCTGTCAAGAAGCTTTTGGTATTCGTCACTATCCCTTTTGTATTCCTTGTGCATCCACCATAGAGTCTGTACTCGCTTCCATGCCTTGTTTCGCTTCTTCCCTCTGTACTTGGCTTTCAATCCTACAAGCTTGCATACCTCTACCTGTACGTTTGCATCCTTGAATTTAAACGCTTGTAGTAAACCTTCCATGCTTGCACATTCAATCCCATCGAAGACAAAAGGATGAGGAGAGAAGTTTGATAGAGCACTTGAGGGATATCCTTTTTTACTTCCAATGTCCATTTCTTCTTACCTTTTCTATTTCCAAGTACTTGTCTTTGTATAACAACCATTACCAGTCATTACTTTAAAAAGTTCACATGGCATGACCATTGTAGAACCATTTTCTTTAACCAGTACAGAATATTGACTTCCATCCGAACATGTAACAGACCAAAATTCATCATTAGTGCCTGTAACATTTCCAGCATAAAACGGATCACTTCCAACTCCACAATTATAATCTGAACTATTAACAACATTCCCTAATAGCTTACCAGCTTCTACTACAGACTCTTCTTCTACTACAGACTCTTCTTCTACCTCAATGGCATTAGCGGTTTTTGCAGGAGTTTTTATAGCAGTAACCAATCCATTAAAAGAAGATACAAGATCCTTAATATCATCGGACATAAAGGTATTGTATCCCCATGTCAATAATCCACTTTTAATAAGGAAAGCTACAAGGATTATAGACAATACAATTTGTAATTTTTGATTAGGTTTTTTGGGTTTTTCTTTCATTGTTTTTTCTTTCATTGTTTTTTCTTTCATTGTTTTTTCCTTCCGTTTATCCTACAGAGATTAGATCCTGCTTGATTCCTACTTTCCTTGGAACAGCAAAGATCATTACGGTTTGCATTATCGGAGTGTAGTAACCAAGCTCATCTCCGTCCTTGTCAATGAAGTACTGATGGATGCCCAAGTCATAACCTTCCTGACCCCATCTCCGTTGTTTGGTGAAACGATTCTGTACAATGTCTACATACGGAGCGGTGTGTTTAGCGAAGATCTCTTTGGCTTCTCCTAAAGTCTTGACGTTATTGAATCCCTTGTCTTGACTTCCAGTATCGAAGGTAGGATCATCGTTAATCCATTTCTCCCACTCTTCTTTTGACCAGAAGACACCCTTGAAAAAATGTCCTTTGCAATCTGGACAATATTCATGCTCAATTCTTTTCTGTTCACCGAATGAGTAGCAGGAGAAGTCTTTTTTATGTTCATGTTTGCAATTCATTTTATTTCCTTTCGTAGAGGGGGAGAGATTCAGATTTCTTGTTCCCTGAATCTCTCCCAAATGGATTTCTTGTTCCCCATCCTCTAGCTATTGTTTTCGTTTTTGTTAAGAATGTAGTCAGCGGCTTTTTGCGCTTTTTGAGCGGCTTCCACAACCAGCTTTACATTGTCTTTGAAAGCCTTGCTCCAATGCTGAATGTAAGCGGCAGAGTTATCAATTACTTTAGTTTCGATTCCTGCCATTCCACAAAGCATAGCGGCTGTCATTTCGGCTACAAGCTCTTCCTTGCTGTAAGCATGATCCTCTTCATCTGGACGATTCAAGCGGCTTTCATGTTGCGTAGAATGAGCCAATTCGTGAAACTTGGTATTGTAGTAATTCTCTTCTGAATCGAAAGAATTTTTAGGCGGCATGTTAACCAAATCTTCACTTCTCCGATAATAAGCGGAAGATCCCTGATGCCTGATGGTCGGTAGATTAGGCATGTTGTTTACGATCTCTTCACATTCCTCAATCGGATTGAAGTCAATCTGGTCAGTATCGTTTTGAACCTTGCTAAGATCCAAGTCTTCACATTGCTCCGTATTGAAGACATTGTAGTAGCGGAGCACAAAGCGTTTCTGCATTTCGCTACCGTCATCTGTCTCTACCTCTTTATCATAGACTTTCCAGAAAACAACCAGTCTGGATTTTTCACCCTTCTTGACTTTGCCACCAAGCTTACGGCATTGGTTGAAGGTCAACCAGTAAGGTGAATCAAACGGAGCGAAAGCCAGCAAGAACACGTTGATTCCTCTGTAGGCTTTTTTTGAAACAAGGTTATGCGGCATACGTACATTCCATGCGGCTTTCCAAGGTTTATGCCAGGGAATCTCACCATTTTCAAGACTTTCAAGGATTCTCTGAGTTACAATTTCGTAGACTTTGTTACTCATTTTTTTTCTCCTATTTAATGGTTTGTGGTTTTGGTTTTTTTCCATCGTTTCTAATTTCATTCTATCTTATATAAGGTACATTGTCAAGCTTTTTTTAGAATTAATTTATTTATTCTAATCTATTATATAAGCAAGTTTCGTGCCAAACACCCACTTGTAATAAAATCAGATACTTACGGAGATATACCATAAAAAAAGGTGACAAAAATTGTCACTTTGACAACAATTTGCGTCACCTTCTATTAGCGTCTATTAGAAATCTATTAGAAATCTATTAGAAAAAAACCTTCAATTTTTCTTCGTCATGGTCAATGATATGCTCCTTGCCTAGCGGCTCAAGAAGCGTCCTTATTTTGTTGACGAAAAATTTTTCAATCATGGTTTCGTGATCATACTGGAGCACGTCATTAAACTCAATGGGCCATTCTTGAAATGTTATGGTGTCAACTTCAAACGGATTCTTCTTGACATAGATAACCTTTGCTTTTAGACCTTCTTGAATGTCCTCATACTTATCCTTGATATCCAAATGATCTAAAAGAGTCCTGTAATTGTAGACTCCCTTGACATGCCAAGGAGTTCCCTTTACTGGTCTTCCATGAGGATGTCCATCGGCTGGTTTAATGTACTTGCGGATATTGTTTATTCCTACGTTTGCGGCTAGCTCCTCTGGAGACATCTCCCTTAGTTCCTTGCGATACTTACGGATGGTAGCGGTTATGTTTTTATCTGGTTCCTGTTTAACAATCATCTCCATTACTTTTTTCAAACGTGGTCTAATGGCTTCTGAGCTATCGCTTCTAACAATCTCTAATCCTGTAGTCTTTAGCTCATCCTTTGGTACTCCTTCTTTATCTACAAGATAGTAAGAGTATTTCTTCTTCTTCACGAATAGAGCGGATTGAGCGATAATCTCTTGTTTGAATCCTATCTTAAAATCATGTACTTGAGAATTGTAATCTCTCAACTGGACTTCATTGAAGATCCTATCGTCAATGTACTTTTCAATGATGCTAGAGATTTTCTTAATCCACATTATTTTTTCTTCTCTATCAAAATTACTCCATGCATCACCTAGTCCATAATCTTTAATCCATTCTCCCAATCCAACAAATAGAGAATCAGTATCAATGTACTTTACGTAATCCTTATCTAGAACTGGAGGAGCACCAATAAATCCCAAGTCCTTCAAGATCTCTATAAGATCTTCGTTTGGATCATTTAGAAGCTCATTACAAAATACTTCTCCCTGTTTGATGGTGTGTCTTCCTCCAGCGGTAATAGCAGAAGCAATATGAACATTAAAGTATCTGGAATACGGAACACTCATAATACCAAAGAAAGCGTTCATCATAATTTTGAGAGCACTTTGCAATGAGTCAAGTTCTCTTTCACGCTCTTTGTGTCTTTGCTGTTCTTTACCTTCTGTCTCATTTGCTTTGTGTCCATGTTCATCTCTTTTGCCTTTTACTTCTTTTCGTTTAAAGAACACATTCTTCTCGACTTGTGCCACAACTCCTTCTTTAGTAGTGGAGAATATAGCTCCGTTAGGTGCAATAGCCAATAGTCCTCTTTTCAGAGCGGTGTTAAATTTTTCCAATTTAAATTTGTCAACTTTTACAACTTTCCATTCTCCTTTTTCTTCTTTCAACATTTTAAATTCACCGAATTCTCTTCTGGCAACATTTTTGACTACCTGATATTCAGGCATACCAGAGACTTTACCAACAAAGGTTTCAAGAGACATGTTCAATGTGATAATATGGGATGGATAGCTACTTGTGATATCAACATCCACTACCCATTGGTGCAATCCTACGTGTGGATCTTTAACATGTGCCGCTTGAAATGGTTCCTGATTTCCTCCATAGAAATGAGGAGCACAAAGATTATTTCTCCTGTAGTGAGTTAACATCAAACCGTCAATCAACTGGGTTTGAGCGTTGTAGAATTTCATAGGAGCTTTGCAAAGAAGACTTAAAGCTTGGATCATTCGGATATACCCTAGCTTGTTTTCCAAGTCATGCACACGTATGGTATCAATGGCATTGTATTCAATGTAGGTATTCCAGTCATTCTCCATTAACTCATTTAGGTTCTTATATTCTGACCAGTCAAGTTTTCCCTTGCCTAGTTCTTTTTGGCAGACATACTCAAGTGTGTATCTCTCAAGCTTCTTTCCATACCAGCGATACACATTGTAGTAATCCAGAATAGTAACTCCTCCCATGTCAATGTTAATATCATTGGAAAGTTTTTGCTTCCAAATACTGACCTTCTTTATAGGAGACATGAGACTGTACATCTCCGCTCCTTCTTGATCTCCCCAAATATTCTTTGTTCTATTGATTATGTAAGGTAAATCGAAAGCCCAAATATTCCAGCCGCTATAAACGTCTGGTGCATTTTTACCATCTTCGTAATGTAAAAATTTCAGAAACCTTCTCAAAAGTTCTTCTTCCGATTCACAATGAACATACGTTAATCCTTCTATTCTGTTACCAGTATATTTGACTCTATTATTGACGTAGTTAAATCCAAACGTCATCACTTTTGAAGATCTACTATCTCTTATGGAGATAGCGGTTATGGGATCTTTTGGATTTCTATGATCTGGAAATCCTCCGTCTTTAGAGTAGACTTCAATATCTATGTAGTAGGTTCTCAAAATTGGAACATAGATATCTTCGTCTGGTATCCCATGATATCTTTCTGCAAGAAACTGAGTCTCAAACTTCACATTGTTTTCATAAAGATGACTGGCATTGTTAGCTTTATGAAATTTATGGTAGTCAAAGTAATTCTCAAATTCTTTCTTGTGTACTGGTTTTCCGTAGATTGTTTTGATGTCTGATTTTCTGGAAGGTAAGAAAAGATAAGGTGTCCAAGGAATTTCGGTTTTTAGATCTTCTCCTTCTAATTGCTCCCAAAGATGGATAGTTGAAGTTTGTGTGTCATAATAACAATTTTTAAACATGATACCTCCTCAAGCGTTATGGATTTCTTCATCCCATCGGCTTATTCTATGGTAAATTCTTCTTCTTTAAAAAATTCTATAAATTTATTTGTCTGGTCTATTATTTTTAATGCTTCTATTATCTTTCCATAATTCACCCCCTCCATTGGCTGTACACCAACCAGTTCTTCTGCCATTAGTTTAGGGAACACTTTTCGTATAAGAGGAATAGTCATTCTAGTCATTTCAGTTTTACCCATCTGTCTTCCCTTGGCAAATACAAACTTGCTATAATCATCTATTATGCTCATATAGCGAATTCCTCTTCTTTGAAAGTCCAATTTTCTTCTACTGTATTTTTGAACTCCTTGAATAGTGCCAGATCTGCTTGTAACTCTTTAATCCTCTCTTCTTGGTATATCAGGAAAGCAGGATGAATAGTAAATAAAACAGGAAAGTCTCTACTTGTTTCGTCAAGCTTATACTGCCTGAATGTTCCTCTTTGAGACATTATTCCATCCCAACTTTCTGTAAAGTAGTACTTAGCAAAGTTTCCTAGACAAAGTATCTTCTCTGGATTCACTACTTTCAAATATTTTCTGAGCCAGTCTTGGCAAGCATGTAGCTGAGATCTGGTAGGTTTTCCATTAGCGTTAGTTCCAGCTTTAACACATCTGCAATTAACAGAATTGATAATTAAAAAATCACTCCTTTTAAATCCAAGTTTTAGTATATTATCAGTTAATATCTTTCCTGCTTCTCCTACAAATGGTTCTCCTCCTCTTACCTCATTGAAACCAGGGGCTTCTCCTATAATCGCAAATCTATTGAACGGATTCCATAGAGGTTTTGCCATTCCGTTAGGATACAGCGTACATTTTTTGCAATTGACAAATTGAGTATCTAGTAATTGCAAAAGTCTTATTTGCTTTTTACTCAACATCGAATTCTTCCTTTTTGAAAAACTCTTCTTCTTCCCCAAGTCTCTTTTTAATACTTGCAAAATAAGGAGTTCCTAAAGCTTCACTTTCCATGTCATCAGTAGTTGAAGAAGCAGAAGACGAAAACCAAGACATAGAAGAAGAATGTTCATAGTCCTCCATTTCATCCAATATTCTTCTTTGGTAGTCTGAATATAATTGATGTTCTCCAGATAAATTTCCCACAAATTTACCAATAACTCCAGTTATTGCTCCTAAAGAAAGCCCTAATAATTGATTAATCATTTCCTTCTCTACTATCGTGGTCTACTGATCTTCTTTCATCTCCTGAAATTTCAGCATCCTGAATCCATTCATCCATTTCACTACGATCATACATTTTTAAACTCTTAGCATCCAGATAAAATTTATCGAATTGCCCCACTCTTCCTCCAAGTCTATTTTTAGTTATCTTGTAAAGAATTTCATTTTCATAAATCATCTGGTCTTCGTCTGTTCCCAGTATAGCCATGAAATCAGCGGTAGCAGGAACACCTAGAGATTCTGCTACGTAGTTAAAGTCAAGGGCTTCAAAATTAACAAATGTTCCTTGTCTATTTAGCTGTGATACAGATACTACAGGGATCTCAAATTCAAATGACAATGCTCTAAGCTCTTCCGCTATTCTCTTGACTACTGAATACATGTTATTCTCAACCTTGTAAGCTGTTTTCATTAAGTTAATGTAGTCAACATAAAGTATATGCGGAGTAATATCTCTCATTATCAATTCACGCAAAAATACCTTGAAATCTATTACAGAAGCTTCTCCAGTAGGAAACTGTTTGATGAATACTTCTCCTCTTCCTTCTCTTCTTCCAATTTCATTTAGTCTGCTTATCAATCTTTGTTTGTTAGGACGTGAAAGGTACATCCTGTTTATATCCATCAAAGAATAGATACCATCGAACCTTTGAGCAAAAGCATCCTCACCCATTTCCAGAGAAATTACTACTGGATTTAAGCCGTTAATGGCTTGTCTTGCGGCAAAATTAGCCATTGTGTTACTCTTACCACCATGAATTTTTGCAGTTAAAATACTTAGAGTAAAAGGAGGAAAGCCGTTATTAATGAACTCATCAAATATTGGGAAAAAGGTGGGAACTCTGTTTTCGCTTGCAGTAAAGATCCTTCTTAATCTGTCTTGTAGATGTCTAAAATAATGTAATCCCAAATTTATTTTTAGATCTTTGACTAGTGCATCTTCTATCCTGTCACGTATTCTATTACGTCTTTCTGGATCTTCTACTTCATCTACAGATTCAAGGATTGCACTTTTAAGGGCTTTCTCTTTTAAATAGTCATTCGATTGTTCCAATAAGAACTGATATCCCTCCGCTACATCAAACTCCAAAGTTTCTACTTCTTCTATTAAGTTTCTGAGTCCTTCTACTTCCTCCTCAGAAGAGTTTATTATAGAGTCTCTAGAGGGAAGTTCATTGTATTCACCAAAATAGTTCTTACAGAAATCAAAGGTATGTCTAATGTGAGGATCATCAAAATACTTGGCTTCAAATACAGAAGACACAAGAACTAAGAAGTCCTTATTACTTGTCATACCTTTGACAATAATTTTTTCTAGATAATCAGAATTTACACGTTCCATGTGGGTATTATACCAGAATTGGCTCAATTGTAAACATATTAAATTTTGTGAGTTTACTTTTTATTTTACTTATGTTAGTATGTTGATAATGTAAATATTTATAATAGGAGTGGTGTCTATGCCTAGTGAAAAAGAAATATTTGAAAGACTGATAGAAGAACATCCCATTGAAGAAATGGTAAAGTTCGATGAGACTAATATCCAAGAGAAGCTACAGGATAATACTTTTCAAGTCATAAAATATAAAGAGCTTTACTACAAAGAGCTTGACATATATGAGGAGCTTGAAAGAAAAATGGAAGCTTTAACAGGGAATCAGTATAAACATTACAGGTTCAACCAAGATGAAGAATGGAGCAAACCAGAAATTGAGAAATACTGTCTACCAGCCGATAAGAAAATAATCCAAATGAAGAAGATATTGAAGAAACAAAAAATAAGAGTTAGATTTTTTGAAATGTGCTACAAAGCCTTTGAACAGCAAGGCTGGAGAATGAAGACATATACGGATAGAGAAAGACATGGCATCTAAAGCGAGACTGGAATTATATAAAGACATACGAATAAAAATTCATACCAATTCACCAGAGTATATGAAAGCAATGAAGAAAGCCTTTACTCATAAGGTAAAGGATTACTATTGGATGCCGACATATCAAGCTGGAGTTTGGAATGGTGAAACATCCCTGATCACTAAAGCTGGTACATTTCCATATGGTCTGCTATTGGACTATTTGAGAGAGCACAAGAAACACAAAGACGTACAGCTAGAAGTAGATGACGAAGTAAAAAATTTATTCAAGGGAGAAGAGTTAGAGATTAACTATGATCTGTCTCTATTCCCACATCCCTACCAGAAGGAAGCAATTGAATATTGTTTAAGATACACCAAAGGAATTATCAGGAGTGCTACCGCTTCTGGAAAATCACTTGTCATCTCCTATATAATAAAGACACTACTTGATAATAGACCAATCACAAGAGTTAGAAGAGCCTTGATTATAGTTCCCTCAAAGCAGTTAGTTGAGCAGTTCTATACAGACATGCAGGAATATGGAATCAAGGAGAAGTATATCGGCAGGATATATGACAAGATAAAAAACAAACCTGTTCAATGGGCTAAAACAATTGTAATTACTACATGGCAATCCTTGAAAAACAATATGAAAAAACTGGATGACTATGACGCTATAATTGGAGATGAGTGTCACCAAGTAAAAGCCCATGAACTAAAGAAGATATTCTCAAAATCCAAAGCAAGGTACAGACTTGGATTTACTGGTACAATGCCTTTCGATGAACTGGAAACGCTTAATACAAAGGCTTTCCTTGGCCCAGTTTTAAGAGAATATCCATCTGGACTCTTAGGAGAACAAGGATATATAGCAAAGTGTAATGTGAAAATGTTAAATGTTGAATATCACTTAGGACTGGAAGCAGAGTATTACGATGACGTTAAAAGAGAAACATTTGAGCATAGATTCAGACTGGGATTAATAAAGGATCTTGTGAATTACTTAGACGATAATGTTTTACTTCTAGTTGGATTTCATAGGGAAGGAAATTTATTAAGATACCATCTTGAGAACTACACAAAAAGAAGTGTTGTGTTTTTATCTGGTAAAGATGACGTTGATCTAAGAGAGGATTGGAGACAGAAGATGATCCACGAAAAGAACATTGCTCTAATTGCTACATATGGAATTTTCCAGCAAGGAATTAATATACCCAATCTTAAATACTTGGTATTAACTGCTCCGTTTAAATCAAAGATAAGAGTTATCCAGAGCATAGGACGTGCTTTGAGACAACATGAGAGTAAAGAAAAAGGAGCCTTCGTTTTCGATATAGTAGATGACGTTAAATATCTAGCAAAACATGCCAGAGAACGTGAGTACTTCTATGAAAACGAAGGCTTCGATGTTGAGCAAATTACGTTTAACACTATGGAGCAAAATTATGATTTAGAAAAAATGTTACCTCTTTAATCATCCACCATCTCCTCATAATCAATATAACTAGTGAACTGACCTATCATTCCAAAGCTCATATCCCAAATGTAAGATTCAGCGGCATGATATCCTTTGATGTATCCCTTTCTATAGTGCCATGAATCCTCTGTAGCAATACTGGGAATCATTCTAACGACTGTTCCAGCATGAGTGTCCACATTGACCCATCTGATTTCTTGTTTCTTATGCTTGTGTCCAATATGGATTTCTCTGTATTTAGAATCTCCCCAAAGTTTAGGTTGCTCTGTAGCTATAATACTTGGAAGATCTCTGATAGGTTCTTCTACTCCATGAGTAAAACAAATTAAAGATTCTCCCCAAGGATAGAACTTTCTCCACTTAGGCCCGACATCCACGTTTACGTACTCATCATGTGCAAAAATTTCAGAGATAACGTCACATAGATAATATGAGACATTCGGATCATGGTTTCCTGGAATCCATACAATATCTACAGGTGCTACTTGTCTACAGTAGTCAATAGCTTTAATTACTGCTTTCTTGGCTCTGGTGTAGATTTTGATTAGACGTGAATCTGTATCAAGTGGATTGCGGTTTTGTGGAGTTAAGTTTGTTGGATCATCAATATGCAAGAAGTCATTCCCAAATGGAAATAGAATTCTTGACGGATTGTATCCAGCCGATTTATTTAGTAAGTCCTCAACTGCATATAGAAAAAGATTTTCAGCAATGTCTATATCGTAATCATGCATTGTTTCTTTTCCCCATGCCAGCATACCAAAATGAACATCCATCAAAGCTACTTCCAAAAGGTATCTTCCAAGATCTTCAATTTCTGGACGTGTTACTTTCGGAGTCCTCATCTTTGGTACTTCTTTAATAAGATTTCTAATGGCTTCTACCCATTCCATGTTATGGAGTTTGACTAGCCATACTTGAATCTTATACATGGTTACTGTTTTAGGCTCATCTACATAAATCGGTCTTCCTTGTTTATCATATTCCCCAGTCTCTTTACGGAGTTTCATAGTTACTTGCCAGCTACCAATATGATACCTGTCTACTTTCCATTGAGTCAAATCTACTTCTGCTACTTCCAAGGCTTGTTCTAAAGTAGTAATTGTAATTGATTGAAGGTCAAGTTTTGCTCTGTTTTCTGATGTTCTATTGAACTCCCTAAATTCCTCTGGAGGTTTATGTCCTTGTCTAATTGTGTTTTTCTTTAATGGTCTAATTATGCTTCTTATATATGCTTCGTCTACATCTAGTTCTTTGGCTAAATTTCTTCTATTAAAATCTGGATCTTTGTAATATTCCTCTTCTATTCTTTGTTTTTTATTCATATAGTGACCTCCTAATAACATGTTTATTTGGATCTTCTTCTTTCACTTCAAAATCCTTACATTTTTCTTTGGGTAGAAATATTTTTTTATGTGGGCAATATTTCACATCTTCCCAATACATCTTGCATCTATTACAAGGTGAGTTTATCAATTCTCTTTACCAAGTCCTCTGCTTGAATCTCCTTTGGAGGTAAAGCTACATCCTCCTTGTCTTTTCCTAACTGAGTACTCGCATCTCTGTGGGGTTGTCCAGCTTTCGCAAAATCTCTAGTGGTTTCTTTATCACCTACTTGAGTCATTCGCTTCCAAATGTTTTTCCATGTTTCTTCTGGAAACAATGATTTCATAGCTTGGAGTGTTTGAGAATAGTTATCGTAATCCTCCATTCCTCCAGCCATTTCAAAATGATCCCATGTCCATTCACCATCATCGTAATCCCAGTTTCTAGCAAATGTAGTCAATTTGTTGAAGTAGTCGGTAGGCTTAAACTTAGTGCCTATGAGGATATTCCCTGGTGGTCTATCGTCATCAGTTGATATTCCTCTTCCGTCATCTGGATAGTTATAAGCAGACCAAATTGTTTCGTCTATTTTTAACTTCTTCTTCATATATCCTTTTTGAATAGCAGATCCATTATGTCCATTTTTTCTAATTCTTTTCTTCTGTTCTTTTGCTCTTCTTTTTGTTTCTTTGTCATCTTTGCTATGGTTCCTTTAGGAACACGTTTAACTTTTAGCTTGGGTTGTGGTTTTACATATGGATCTTCTATTGTTCCTTCATCTGATAACTTCAAAAACCTATCTACCATTTTTCTTAGATTTTTAACAGAAGCTTGTAGTATAGTATTTCTATAAGCGTTTACCATATTTCCTTTTTCTATTTGCTCTACACTATCTAAAAGCTTTCTTGCTAAAAGAACTAAAAAATCATATGCATATTTTGCTAGATCCTGTATTTCCTTTGGTAGATTTTTACTTACTCTACGTCTTGCGCTCATTGCATCTTTTTCTAATCTAGGAGCGGCTTTCTTAACAGACTCTATTGTTTTCTTAGCATTTTCAGGTCTAAAGACACGTCCAAGATAAACATCTCTAGTATACTCTTTCATGGCTCTTTCTATAATACCCATTTCTTCTTTAATGTGTCCTTTCTCCATCCAAAAAGGAGTATTACTATTTAACTTAGCCAATGATCCAAGTATGCAATGTGCCGCTTCTGCCATGTTTTGAGCGGCTAATTCATATTCTGTATAAGGGCCAAACCTACCACCTGTAGGCATTTCACCGTACATGGTTTGAAGCGGTCATTGACCTTCTTTAAGAAATTGCTTTAGCTTCACTTCTCTTTGTCTTTTCCTCTCCAGTCCGTATTTCCGTAGTATTTGTCTTTAAGACTTGCACAAAATCCTTCTGGATCGTTTACCCTTCCCTTCATCTTCATAACACATGCATCAAAGAATCCTTTTTTCCCAGGTTCTTTTCCGATTGTCTTCCCAAATTTTTCTACAGAAGATTTTGTCCAGCCAGCGGTTTTAACAGCGGCTTCTGCAAGCTCTGGATCTTCCATGAATTCTTTTGTGTCTTGGATTAACTGTTCTACTTCAATTTTGTCTAGAATATCTATATCAGACATTTATACTTCCTCCAATCTATCATCTGCCATATCAGCTAATTTTATAGCTTCTTTCTGGTCTATATCTTTAGTATTAACGGCTTTTTTGATATCTCCTAAAACCTTAGTTATGTCTTTAGCAGATTTGGCTCTTTTTATTCTATCAGCAAAGCTTTTATACATTTTACTAGCTTCAATAATCATGTCTTCTTTCAAATATTTGTCTACTAAGTTCATCATACTTCTCCTTCAACATATCTTGGCTCAATCTCCGTATCTCCTTGCGGAACGTAGGCTCCTAATATGTTGTTAAACTTTAATCCTTTCCTCATCTCAATATTTTGTTCTGCTTTATCTGGTATTTCTTCTTCTACTGGTTCTTTCCTATCAAGGTCAATCATCCATCTGAGCCTGTCTCCCCAAACTCTGGTTTGTCCAGATCCCACAATGTTAACTGTACTTCCAGCTATATATGATCCTCCCACAACACTTGACTCATTCTTTGAAGGAACACATTTCCTTGTAGTCTTATCCCATACTTGACCTTTCGGACATTGATAACCTATACTACTCACTCCTCTACGTACACCACCTATAACATCTACATGTCCTTTAGCTAGGTTAGTTGCTACGTTACCTGTAGTGGTGGCTCCAGAAGTTTGATCTCCTAGTAGTTTATCTATTTTATTAATGATGTCCATATTATACCCCACTCGGAAGTAAATGTAAACAAACTATTTACGCTATGTATCTATGTTCTACACCAAGTTTTTCATACAATTGCCTATTAACAAATGACTCCCAGTTTCCTTTTTTGAATCCAGCACGTCCTACAGGATCTCTAAACTGCATGACATGTTTTCTTAATTGCTTTGGAAATGCTTGTCCATAGCGATATTTCTTTCCCATGTATGTAATATTTTCAGCGAACTCTACTGTTTCTAATTCAAAGGTTTCTGGAACTCTTATATATCCCATTTCTTTTTCTTCTGGTGTGTGATAGAATCCAAGATTAATGTCTACTTCTGTACATGTGTCTCCATCCCAGTCTTTAGGATCACATAACTCCCATGTAACAGTAACGGTAGGCCCACTATAGCGTTCTACTAGTAATCTGTCTATTTTATCAATTAGAGTCATTCTCCCATTCCCTTTCCATTGCCTTGTCTTTGTCTTTGTCTGATTTTTCTTCCTGTACCAACTGGTACACATTCACCTTTAACTGGTCAGTATTTTTGTCCTTCTGGACATTTCATCTCTTCTCCAATTAGAAGTAAATCAAATTTATTCAATATGGCATCTTCGTTAGAGAATTCAGCCCATTGTCCTAAACAAATGGCTAGTCTTTGTTCATGTGATCTTTCTTTTTTTGATTTATGAGTGATCTCATGCATACACTTATCCATATACTGCCATCTCTTTTGTCCTTTCTCTGGTTTGACTGGCATAATTATTTCTCCTTAACGTAAATTTCAGCTAGTGATTGAGCTAACCTAGATTTGACTGGAACTGGATCTGGATCTTCTTTAACTTTCTTTTTCTTCTTCTTATGATCCGCTCCACACATCTCATCTACGTCTTCTTCTTTAGGTTCATCCACTTTCACTTCTGGTTTGATGTCCTTTTCCAATGCATCTTTAAACTTGCTGGTTTTAACGGCATCGTCAAATGCTTCAAATAACTTAGGATCGTTGACATTCATTTTTTTCTTCTCTGTGATAACAGACTTCTTCTCTTCTTTAACTTGAATGTCTACAGGAACCTCAATGTCTATTTCATTTTCCCAAGGAGTCACGAAAGCTTCATTGTTAGCCACAATGTCTAGTCGAGCATTTACAGTAACTTCTTTGTGATTAGAAATAGATTCTGTAAGACGATTACTTAAAAGAGTTTGGAAAGCTGGAACTTTTACTCTAATAGTGCCAGATTTAAAAGTAGCAGGAAATCCATACTCTACATCTTCAAAGACAAATCTTAAATATCCTTTAAGATCCTCTTCTTTACATCCTTTTGTATCTACGTTAAATTCTAATGTTTTAGGTTCATTTATTTTGATATTCATAATTACTTCTCCTAAAATGTATAAGCTTTCATTAATATTTATAAAATTTTAACTAGATTTGATCGTTTTTATATCTATTCCAATCGCTTGTTTTGTTTTCTCCTTTGCTGGTATGGCTTTAATCAAATCTTCTTTTACTTCTTCTTTCAAGGTAACATTGATTCTAATTTCTTTCTTTGGTTTCTTCCTCTTAGGCTCCGTTACCTTTATTATCATTTGTTTATTAAATTTCTTTGGTATCTGTACAGTAACTTTGATAGCACTTGAGCTTGAAGAACTGCTCACACTTGAAGAGCTTGAGGTTGATGACCATGAACTACTGCTATAGCTACTGGATATTGACGAAGAGCTACTTGACGAAGAGGAAGAAATATCGAACCAAATAAATTCTGGTCTTCTTGGTGCTACAGGATATACAGGATATCCTCCTCCTCCTTCTTCTCTAAATGATGAGGAAGACGATGACTTAGACGAAGAGCTTGAAGACAAGCTGGAGCTTGAAGAACTAAAGCTAAATGAGGATGAACTAAATGACGAAGAAGAAGATGATACAGAGCTTGAAGATGAGCTAACCGAACTACTTGAGGAACTTGAACTTGAAGAACTTGAGCTTGAGGACGATGAGCTACTTGACGAAGATGAACTGGATGAGGAACTTACGGAACTGGAGCTTGACGAAGACGAAGACGAACTGGACGAAGACGAAGATGAACTTTCACTTGACGAAGAAGAACTCACAGATGAGGAACTACTTGAAGAAGAACTCACGCTGGAACTTGACGAAGATACAGAACTACTGGAACTGCTCACGCTGGAACTGCTTGACGAACTTGAGGAAGAACTGGATGAGGACGAACTGCTTGACGAACTGGAGCTTGAAGAGGATGATTCAGAACTGCTTGACGAACTGGAGCTTGATGAAGAGGATGAACTTTCAGAGGAAGAACTTGAACTGCTTGAACTTGATTCGCTGGACGAAGAAGAAGAACTGCTTACGCTTGACGAACTTGAGCTTGACGAACTGCTAAAGCTTGACGAACTTGAGCTTGACGAAGATGACCGTGACGAACTGCTTGAGCTAACAGAACTGGAACTGCTAGAACTTGATTCGCTAGACGAACTTGACGAACTTGACGAAGATTCACTTGACGAAGATTTACTAGATGACGATGAGCTAACTGACGATGAGCTAACTGATGATGAGGAAGAAGAAATTGAAGATGAACTAATACTGGAGCTTGAGCTTGATTCGCTTGAGCTTGAAGATGATTCAGATGAGGAAGAACTGGATGAGGATGAACTGCTTGACGAAGACGAACTACTAGAACTTGAGGACGAACTGCTTGACGAAGATGATTCGCTGGATGAACTACTAGAGCTTGAAGAGCTTAGAGAACTGGAGCTTGACGAAGACGAACTACTTGAACTTGAGGATGAGCTACTTGAACTTGAGGATGAGCTACTTGAAGAGCTTGACGAAGACGAACTACTAGAACTTGAGGACGAACTGCTTGACGAACTGGATGAGCTACTTGACGAAGATGAACTTTCAGATGAGCTACTGGAGCTACTTGAACTTGATTTACTGGAGCTTGAGCTTGACGAACTACTAGAACTTGAGGACGAACTGCTTGATGAACTGGATGAGGATGAGCTAAAAGAAGATGAGGAGGAACTACTAGAACTTGAGGACGAACTGCTTGAACTACTTGATTCGCTGGAGCTTGAGGACGAACTGCTTGACGAACTGGATGAGCTACTTGAGCTACTTGACGAAGAGAACGAACTGCTTGACGAAGATGAACTTTCAGATGAGCTACTTGAGCTACTTGAACTTGATTTACTGGAGCTTGACGAAGACGAACTGCTAGAACTTGAGGACGAACTGCTTGAACTTGAGGATGAGCTACTTGATTCGCTGGAGCTACTTGAGGAAGATGATTCTGATGAAGAGCTTGACGAACTACTAAAGCTGGAGCTTGACGAAGATGAACTACTAGAGCTTGACGATGAGCTACTTGAACTTGACGATGACGAAGACGAACTACTGGAACTTGACGATGACGAAGACGAACTACTTGAACTTTCAGAGGAAGAACTTGAACTGCTTGAGCTACTTGAACTTGACGATGAGCTACTTGAACTGCTTGACGATGAAGACGAACTACTTGAGCTTGAGGATGACGAAGACGAACTACTTGAGCTACTTGAACTTTCAGATGAGCTACTTGAACTTGACGAACTACTAAAGCTGGAGCTTGACGAAGACGAACTACTAGAACTTGAGGACGAACTGCTTGACGATGAAGAGCTACTTGAACTTTCCGATGACGAAGACGAACTACTGGAACTTGACGATGACGAAGACGAACTACTGGAACTTGACGATGAGCTACTTGAACTTGAGGACGAACTACTAGAACTTGAGGAAGAGCTACTTGACGATGAAGAGCTACTTGAACTTTCCGATGACGAAGACGAACTACTGGAACTTGACGATGAGCTACTGGAACTTGACGATGAGCTACTTGACGATGAAGAGCTACTTGACGAAGATTCGCTGGAGCTTGAACTTGACGAACTACTTGAACTTGACGATGAGCTACTTGAGCTACTTGACGAAGATTCGCTGGAGCTTGAACTTGACGAACTACTAGAACTTGACGATGAGCTACTTGAACTGCTTGACGATGATTCGCTGGAACTGGATGAAGATTCGCTGGAGCTTGAGCTTGACGAACTACTAGAACTTGACGATGAGCTACTTGAGCTACTTGACGAAGATTCGCTGGAACTGGATGAGCTTGAGCTTGAGGATGAACTACTAGAACTTGACGATGAGCTACTTGAACTTGACGATGAGCTACTTGAACTTGACGATGAGCTACTTGACGAACTGGACGAACTGCTAGAAAATGAAGAAGAACTTGAGGATGAGGATGAGCTACTTGAACTTGAGGATGAGCTACTTGACGATGAAGACGAAGACGAACTACTAGAAAATGAGGATGAGCTACTGGAGCTACTTGAACTTGAGGATGAGCTACTGGAGCTACTTGAACTTGAGGATGACGAAGACGAACTACTTGAACTTGAGGATGAGCTACTAGAAAATGAAGATGAGCTACTGGAGCTACTTGACGATGAGGACGAACTACTAGAACTTGAGGACGAACTGCTTGAGCTACTTGACGAACTGCTAGAGCTTGAGGACGAACTACTTGAGGATGAAGAGCTACTGGAACTTGACGAAGAGCTAAGTGACGATGAGGATGAACTTGACGAAGATGACCCTACAGCTAAATTCATACAGTCTATACAAAATTTGTGAAGTGTATTTCCAGGTGACGTATGTATGGTTTTAAGTACAGCCACACCACCACTAACGTAATTAGTCATTGTACTAGGTAAGTTAAATACCTTAGTCTGGTAGTTAGCATTTTGTGGGAAATCTGTAGAATCTGCCGTTACGTTATCATAAGAAAGAGTATTGTAGTTATATATTCTTAATTTTATAATATGAGCAGGATTGGCAGGATTATATCTAAATCTTATAGTAACTGTATATTGAAAAGAAGGATTCAATCCTTCAAAAGTAAAATCAGCATCAAAACCTGGAGCACCAGTACATTCATTAATACATAACACATCGTCATCAAAACAATTGCATAGAGAAATGTGATCTCCTCCGCTTATTGTACATGTGTTCATTGTAACATCTACAGGACAACCAAACGGAACAGCACTTGAAGATGACTCGCTTGAACTTGACGAAGACGAAGACGAACTACTAGATGACGAAGAAGAGCTACTTGACGATGAGGACGAACTGGACGAACTGGAACTGGACGAAGAAGAACTTGACGATGAGGATGAGCTATAGCTTGAACTGCTTGACGATGAGGATGAACTTGACGAACTGGACGAACTGGAACTGGACGAAGAAGAAGAACTTGAGGACGAACTGGACGAACTGGAACTGGACGAAGAAGAAGAACTTGAGGACGAACTGGACGAAGATTCGCTGGAACTGGAGCTTGAGCTTGAAGAGGACGAACTGGACGAAGACGAACTGCTTGAACTTGACGAACTACTAGATGACGAAGACGAACTTGACGAAGACGATTGACTAGATGAACTGGAGCTTGAGGATGAGGATTGCAGACCTATATCTTCTATAATAGTAGGAGGACATGAAGATGAAAGAGAAGAGCTTGAAGAGCTTAGAGAACTGGAGCTTGACGAAGAACTTGACGAAGATGATTCACTTGAGCTTGACGAAGATGAGCTTGTCAGAGTAACGTCATCTATAGTAGTGGGATTTAAGCATGGTTCCCTATCCCATAGACTTGCGAAAATCATATGTCTTTGAATTATTACACCACTACTTAAAGTATGACTCCATGTATATGTGCCACCACCAGATGGAACTGTTTTATAAGTTAATCCTACTGTACTGTTATCATTAGCTTCATTAAATACTTCAATTTGACTATTACTATGAGATAAATACACACCACCACTAGGTGGGGAATCTCCAATTCCTTCACTATTGATCAAATGATGTAGAATTATATGACTAAATGAGTCACCAGCACTTACTGGTACAGAATGAGAAAATGTTTGTAAACCAGCCGCTCTTTGTATTTCTATCGTTTTACTTACTTCTGGTATTCTTTGTTTAATATCCTGTAGAACTACGGCAGTTAAGTATGGTTGAACATCTGGTTCATTAGCTCCAGAAATCTGAGCGGTTATAGTATACTCTCCACCTACAGATGGTAACTGGTTTTCATAAATTGCATAAAGCTGAATATTGCTTATTCTGCTATTAGGAGCTACTGCTTCCGCACCAGATATTAAAGTCATGTCTATGCCGTTAAATTGACACGAAGCAACATAACTTCCTGTGGATGCATCTTCCCATGACACACCAGCCACAACTACTCTATTTAAAGGACATCCACAAGGTTCAGCATAGTAACCAGATGGAGGTATTGAAATGGAAGCGGATACAGAGTCAGTAGCAGTACTTCCCAGTATTCCTGCTTCCGCATGTACGTCAAGACCTTTGAAAATTCTTATCTGCACCCATCCTAAACTAGTAAACTCATTTCCGTTATACGGAGTCCACCCTATACTACCTAATCCTATTTTTGTTGTAGAAGTTTTATATTCTACTCCGATTGCTGGCCCCTCTGCCAAGGCATCATATTTGTCTAAAACGATTTGAGCAGAAGACATTGCTCCTAAAAGCCATTCCTCTGAAATAGCTGTAGCTGTAGGACACCAGAAGGTTAATGTTTCAGAATCACCCGAACCGCTTACTGTGACGTTAGATAGTTCCCAGTTTCCAGAAAAATCTCTGGCAACATCTTCCTCTACTCCTGTATCGTGACCCCATGTTACCGTAGCCTTTGAAGCAGAAGAAGAAGAAGTTGAAGAAGAGCTTGTAGAGCTTGACGAAGAGCTTGAGGATGAGGAACTTGACGATGACGAAGAGGAACTTGACGATGACGAAGAGGAACTGCTTGACGAACTGGACGATGAAGATGAGCTACTTGACGAAGAGCTTAGAGAACTGGAGCTTGACGAAGATGAGCTTGAACCACTAAAGCTTGAACTTGACGAAGAAGTAGAACTTGAAGAAGAGCTTACTTCCGCTGGAACAAGAACAAATGTACGGTTAATCACATTTGCAGTACCAGTTTCCCTATTCCATCTAACATCAACTTGCTGTGATCCAGTAAGACCTGTTATATACGCATGAGTAGCGGCTGGAAGAGGAGTTATCTGGTCATATGAAGAATCATATTCAGATATACGTGCCGTATGAGCAATTTGCGCTCCTGCACTATATAAGGTATACCGTATCTCTGAATTGGTTGATGTACTTAGATATACACTTGTAGTAAAGAACGCAATGTAGCTTCCAGCGGCAGGAGTGATTGCCATTGACCCCATTAAGCCATAGGTAGCAGAAGTAGTTTGAAGCGTGGATGTGCCAGTTACTTGATTATAACTAGTTATTCTTTGAGCTATTAAAGTTCTGCTACGTGCATATGCCGTGTCACCAGAAGAAGTTCTCCAGCGGATTTCTATTGTATCACTAGCCCCAACGGATGCACCAATGACAAGACCGAAAATATATTCAGTATTAGGAGTAGAAGCATCTTGAAAATTTCTTCTTATACTATGAGTAACCTGTACTCCGTTGATATAAACAGAAAGATAATTATCTGCTTCCGATGTTCCGTATATGGATGAGGAGAAGTAAATTATGTAATTACCAGCAACCCCTGGAGTCAGAGTCATGCTGTTCATCTGTACGTTTGTAGTGCTGGTAGTATTTGTCAGAGCGGTTGCGGTTGCTTGACTGATATCAGATGCATTAACTTTTTGTAAAACTAATGTTCTATCATAACAAGTAGCCGTTCCAGCGGTATCCCTATACCATCTAATTTCTACTGCTTGTCCAGCACCAACATTTGGAAGGTAAGCATAAATCTTTACACTAGTTTGTCTATTGACAATAGAACCTTCCATAAAGAAGACTCTTTGGGTATGTCCTACAGCCACACCATTAACAAATACTTGAAAGAATACTCTGGATTCATCACTACATTGAGCAGATGCATCAAATGAAAGGATGTAGTTTCCTGCACCTGGAGTCAGAGTCATACCAGACAACAATCCATATGTTGCAGATGTTGTAGTAGTACTTGCTGTAGCTGTAGCTTGTGAAACTGGCATTACTTATTCCTTATGCATGTATGATTTTTAATCTTACCCATCCCAAACTAGTAAAACTTACTCCGTTATAAAGAGTCCATGTTGCAGATGATAAACCTGTTCTTTGAGCGGCTGTCTTATAGTAAATTATCGGAGCAGGGCCGCTACCTGTACGATATTTGTCTACAAAAATTATTGCTTCAAATGCTCCTAAGTACCAATCTTGGCAAATGGAGACTTGTAGGCATCCTGCCGAAGTTTGTAAAGTCTCTGTATCTCCGCTTCCAGAAGGAAACCATCCTCCGCTAGTAGTCCAATTTCCTGTAAACGTATTTTGATGATCTTCTTCTGTTCCTGTTTGTTGACCCCATACTTTAGTTGCTGGAGTTGCGGAGCTTGACGAAGAGCTTAGAGAACTGGAGCTTAGAGAACTGGAGCTTGAGCTTGAACTTGACGAAGAGCTTACGGAGCTTGAGCTTGAGGATGAACTACTAGAAGCGGCAGGAGCAACTGCAACTACAAATATAGCTGTATGATCTGTATCAGATGAAGTAACTGTACCTGTTTCACTAGTGGTATCTGCCGTACCATAACCAGAAGAATATGTAGCATCTATCCCAATTTCAACTTGATCTTGAAGATAGGTAACTGTAAATGTAGAGTCATCTAAAGTAAAAGTAGTAGCTGTGTTTTCTTGAATAGTGGCAACAGCAAGAAAGTCACCAGAAACGGTAGTTACCGTACCAGAAAAGGTATCGTCATCTCCTGCATCTCCATCAGAATCTCTTATTGGACTTGACTGATCCACACCCTCTAACGTATAAGCAATTACGCTTATAGTAGCAGGAGTACTCCATGTGGTATTCATGGTTACGGTAATTAACGAATTACCTGGGGTTGGATTAACTAGATAAAAGGAATGAGCTAAAGCATCATTTTCATCTTGGAAACCAGAACCTATTTCCGTAAGAGCTTCATTTGCTCCTGCGGCATCCCATACTAAACTAAAAGTAACACCAGTTTCTTCTGGTTGCCCTGTTATTTGAACAAGAAGTAAAGTGTCACTTCCTGCACTAACAGTATGTGAATATGTCTCAGTAGTACTTAGAGGTGCGCTTCTAGTGATAACTGTTTGATTTAATATACTTATAGCCATTTTTTATTCAATGGTATCTTCTGTAATATTAATAGAAGTTCTACTATCCAATATCCATTTTCCTTTATCTTTTACTAGATAGAAATCTTTAACATTTACAAAGAAATCTATTGTAGACTTGTCAACACCATCTTTGTCTGGAGTAATGTAATATACTCTTACCCAATTAGGAGCTAGTGATTGTTCGTGTCTTATTTTTACTGTTATATATTTTTTTGTTGCTTTTCCTAAATTCCTAATCCTGTTTATTTTACCGTTGATATCATTGAATTCAAAGTACACAAGAGTACTCTCATTGTTAAGAGTGTCTTCTATTTTTTGTATATCGTTTCTATCAACTGTATGAGGAAACCATTTTTTATCTGATGTCTTACCACTCCATTTGTCTTGTTCGTATCCTTTCCAAGTCATTGTGTGTTACCTCTTAATGAATAGTTTCTAGAGTCTCTCCAGGTAGTAAAACCGTGTGACATCTATACATTTCAAGAGATCCATATCCTTTGCTTGAAGTGTCATCTTCTGGAACAATAATAAGTCCTCTTATTTTCCACCCTGGAGGGATTGGACTAATTGCCGCTCCTTCTGCATTTAGCTCATCTCCCATTGGACAATCTTCTTTCATATGATGTTTGTTTACGTATCTTTGATATACTACATCTCCGTTTGCTTGAGCATACATCTTGTTTCCCGATAGACCCAAATTAGCCGCTGGAATGGAGCCAGCAGGATTTGGGTAGTAAGCTCCAGATGGAACCACTACATCCATATCAATATAAGACCCAAATAGAGCATTGAAGAAGTAAATCGTACCATCTTTCAAATATACTGGACAATGAAAGGTAAGTTCTATTTTTTTGCATTTCATTCCACTAGGAACTTCTGGCCCATCATATAAGTCATCGTCATTTGTGAAATCCCATTCAAGATGTTTTCCGTCACCGATTCCAACACCATCACCAGCCATAGTGAAATATGTCTCGGTATCTATAGGACGTGTATCCGCTCTAACTATAGGTCTACCATCATCCATATGTGGTTCAGCTTCATACCATACTTGGTCTAAATTACTAGTCAAATCATCTGATTCCGTAGTTAGAATTACAGTAGTAGTATTACTAGCCCATGAACTGGATGCAACCTTGCCGAATTTAAATCCATCTGCTCCGCAATCTGCCTTTATATTTTTGCCAGCGACAAAGATATCTGTTAAGTTTCCATCTATAGTAAATGTAGTAGCATTTACATAAGTAACTTCTATGCCTGTCATCTTCTCCCCTCCTTTATATAAGTATTCCTATTCTTTTATATTTATAATATTTTATCTAGTTTTATACCATTGATTCAAAAATTTCTTATCTTTAGTCTTATAGTAGTTTTCTACAAGTTCTCTTTTCTTCTTCCAGTAAGTAGGATCTATGTATTTTGCTGGAGGAGGAATGTCTTTATACCGATGAGCATAGTTCCATTCACCGTGTATATGCCTGAATCCTAAGATCTCATTCCACGTACCCCCAGGCTTATGCACCTGAGTACTTGGAGGATTTTTAGGAACTTTTACTACTTTCAATCCCAACTCTTTAATTGCTATAGCAAATCTTGATTCAGTATTCCCAAATCGTTCTCCGTATTTTTCATAATTGTCTATAGGAATTAAATGATCTTGAAAATGCTTCATCATTGCTTGAGCGGCTTTAGTCTTTGCAATCCATGACGTGGTATTGAAAAGTTCTCTTCCATTATTATTCTCCCATCCACAACCCATGATATCAGCATCTCCTAGCATTTCCATGATCTTAGGAAATCCCTCTGGCTTCTCCAAGATACAATCTCCGTTAGAGCAAAAGACATACTCAAATCCTCCCATTGTTTGTAGACCCAATGACAGACACCAGAAATAGGGATATAAAACTCCTCCCCAAGTTTGATGGTGAGAAATTAGAAAGGTATCAATTTCATCGAATACTTCTCTTCTTGGCATGTACTTATCGTAAGTGATATCTTTATGTTCTGGATTCCAGTAGTTATCATAGACTACCGTTAACCAGAATCCCAATTTTTTATGAGTCTCTACAGAAGCCTTTAAAAATGGTCTGTTACTTGGATGACTAGTCAAAAGCACTCCTACATTTTTCAATGCTTTAGTAGCCCATTTATCATTGTCCATATATCCTTTTAGTACATATCTCGCATAATCCTTTTCTGGCCCCTCATTTAACTTAGACACATATTCTCTTGTAATCATACATCCTCCTATATCGTATCCATGTGTACCATCCAAAAGTATAGACACTCCAGTAAATGCAGATTCTCTTCCAATCTGGAACATCTAGTACTTTCATGGCTTCATTAAATATCTCTTCACATCTTGATTTTTTGGCATAGTTGTATTTATACATCCAATCATGTATTACTGCCGCTTTAGCATGTTCGTCTATTGGAGAAATAATGGGCCAAAAAATTCTTGGTACAGATGCAAAATCAGTTATAAAATTTACTGGTACTGATATTATTTCTTCCGATGGATACGTTCCTACGTGATATTCAAACGGCTCTATTATTTTAAATAGATTTTTTCCAATTACTTCCACTCTGCAAGGTGTAGTAAATTGGCTCATATTAAATCATCTCCTGCTCTTTCTTGTAGAATTTTTCTTGTTACTCTAAGATCCTTGGCAACCCAAGCATCCCACATAAAATCGTTAATATATTCATAAGGGAGATACCCATATCCCTCTTCTCCCCAGTAAGTGCTCCAGCTATTTTTAAACTTGACTAGTTGTTTATCGTCATTATATCCAACTATACAAATAGCATGACCACCTAGTAATTCATTTGGATTAGCTGGATAAGAAACTACTCCGTTAACAGGGCTAAATATTTCTCGGAAACAAGCCACTCCGATTACTACTGGTTGATCATTCAAAGCAAGTTTCAAGTCATCTAATCCATTTACTCTCCAGTAAGAATCAATTAGACCCCATTTGGCTACAAGATGCGCCCATGACTTAGGTTCTCCTTTAAATCTATCGTCATACTCCCATCCAGCTTCACATGGAATTCCTATCTTATGAAGCACTCTCATTGCACATCTGATACTTGTTCCTTCTGAGTCGGGCCAAGGATCTATCTTCTTTGAGTTCCAGTAAACCCATGCTTCCGATAAGTCATAATGATCCTGTTCCCTTCTGTACTTCTTTCCGTTCATTACTTCTTCATAGTGTTCTTTCTGTTCTTGAAATTCTTTCATTGCCGCTACAGCAAAGCCTACACAAGATCCAAGTCCACCTTGATCCTTCACAGGACTCATATACGGAGTCCAATCTACTACATTAACATCAGCACTTGTTACTCTAACTTTGTCTTCACATTCTAATTCATGTAAATCAGACCCCATAGGATATCCACACTTCGGACATATTGAATCCTCTAACATGTAATCCCTTTCATCATACTCATCTTTCAATAAATCTAATTTGTATTTCATTAGTCCTCCTTGTTAACAAAGTCCAAATTGAACCTGTCAAACAATCCCTTTCTTTCTGAATCTGGCCCAAGTTCTTTCCTTCTTGAGTCATCATGTAAAGGTTTATTTCCGTAGTGCTCAAGAGGATGATACTTTCTATTGTACCAAGAATCTTCTCCTTGATCCCAGTACATGTAGAGCCACCTTCTATCTTGTGTAAGATAGAAATTTAGGAGTGTGTCTTTTTCATGCTTGCTCAAATACTTTCCGTTTTCCCTTAAATCGAAATATCTTTTCGGAACTGGTTCAAGATGTTCAAGACATGACCACTTGTGTTCTCCACCTAAATTCCTATATCCTAAAAGTCTTTTCCATGTGCTGTCTTGGTGATAAGAGCTATAATGGTCTATCGCTCCAGCGTGTAGATGTCCTTTTGGATACCTAGCTTGAACTGGAGGAACCTTAACTTTTATCTTGTTATTTATAGACCAATCTCTAAGAAGTACTTCTGGTGAGTGAGACTTTGGTGTGTTTTTCTTTAGCATCTTTCTTATATAAGATACAAAGCCTAAAAAGGTTGGTCGTTTCCAGATAACACTACACGTATGAATTATTCCGTTAGAACTTGAAGACATTATATCATTGTCTCCTAGTAATTTGATAACGTCTTCCACTCCTTGCGGTTTATCCCATACACAATCTCCGTTTACCGTGAAGACATACTCAAAATTTTCAAAAAGATTAATTACTCCAGCACCGTAAACGATATCCCATAACCAGCCGTTTCTCTTCTCTGCTCCGTAGGTTTTATGTTTAAATGTCCATGAGTGAGGAATCTTAAAAGTGTCCTCTGGAATAGTTGCATGATGCCTGTCAAATGAGCATATTACGTATTTACCAGAAGACTTATACCCTAATAAGGTATTTTTTAAAAACATCATGTGTCCGTCAAATGACGTGACAATTATAGCCATATTTGAATCCGATAGAGGATTGTTTTCTGTAAATCTATCACTAGTTGCTACCATGAGATATACCCCCACAAATTTATATTTCATCTATCTTTATTTATAAAAAAATATAAATATAAAGAGGAGAGTAACATGAACTTTTTAAAAAAAATAAATTGGAAGAAATCTATATTTGTCGGCATCTTATCTATTATCATTGCCTTTGCTTCATTTTTTATGATAACGGAGTCTGCTAGGTATTATGTACATTTCTATGAACAAGGTGCTTGGCAACCATTGTATTTAGCGGCTTTGCTGGAACTGTTTGTACTGGTGCTAGCAGTAATTAAGATAGGGAAATCAAAGGTATTTCATGCCGTTCAGAAGTTTATTATGATAGGTGTTTTTTCTGCTATTATTTTTGCGGCTGGTATGCAAGCGGTTAATCCCACCCTGGAAAGTTTGGCTCAAATAAGCCAGAAGGAAGAACTAGCAGAAATATTAAAAGAAGAATATGAGACTTTAAAAGAAGATAGAGCCATATTCGATAAACAGAAGCAAAAGACACGTACAGCGATCTCTACAATGGAAAGGAAGAAAATTGTAGAGGATCTAAAAAATCTATTCAAACAATCAGACGTGAAAACGGATACTGGAAGAGTAGCTTTGATAAACATTTTACTACTTTTCGGAATCCGCTTTCTGGTTCAAATAGCCAATATATTTTGCGCTTCCATGATGGGTGTCTATTTCAGAATAAGGAAAATAGATGAGGAAGAGGATAACGAATCAAGAAAGGCACTTGTGCAGAAAATACATCCTACTGCTAAATGTAAGTTTGTTCCTTACAAGGCTAGGTAAAGACGCTTACAAGAGGATGAGGAATAACTAATCAATCTTCCTAACCATTGTTAAACCCACGTCAAATGCTGATCTAGGGAAAGTAAACACTTCTATGTTACCTCCGTTGTTTTTAAATAAACATGCTTCGGCTTCTAGATCCTCACGTAGTTTGTAGACCGTACCACATTTTTCTGGAACCTTCCATTCTTCTGTAGGAGGTAAAGTATCATGTATGAATATATATCCACCAACAACTAGGTATTTCTCCATCTCTTCAAAGTCATAGGTAGCAACTTCATAGCTATGATCTCCGTCAATAAAACCTAAAGCCAAGTTTGGATAACCTATATCGGCAGTATGAAGAGCTTTAAAAAACTCCTCTGACTTCATATTGAATACTTGAGAGTTCTTTCCGAAATACCCTTTGGTGTTCTGCATATTCTCCACTCCGCTCTTGGAGTATTCAATATGGTAGCATTTCCTGTTATACTTCTCTGCCAACTGAGAGAGAAAAATAGAGGACTCTCCGCAACCTATTTCCATGATGTCTCCATGAACATAATTGAGAACGTAATCAGAAAGCACACCTAGTAATCCCCATCTCTCCCATTGGAAGAAACCGTTTATAACTTGTTCATATAGATTTTTTAATGCTGGATGTTCTGTCATTTTACACTACCTCATATAAAGTTTCTGTTTTTAAATTATTATCTATTATATCGTCTTCCATTAACAGCTTCCATCTAATAGGAAGGAAGTTAGAATTGACATGGAATGACCAAAATTTATTTACAAAGTCCTTCTTATAACATTTTCCTTTTTCTTTTATATAACTGTATACCTCATCATATTTTTTTATATCTCTTTCATCTGATATAACCTTTACTATATCATCAACTATATTGTCAAGCGGTTTTATTTTAGAAATTATTCTTCTCTGCTCTTCCAGAATATCCTCTACAGCCACAGGATCATCCAGAAGTCTATCAAGTATGTATTCCAGATCTGAAAAATTATGGTAAAAATTTCCTTCTCCGAAAAATGACTTATAAAAATCATCCTCCGTAGATGGTAGTATTACTGCACATCCATTGAGAATAGAATCCATTATAGCCATATTCCACGTTGAGTAATCTAAATGAGTACATACAGATACCCAAGACTTTGATATCAGATATCCATATGATTCATCTTTTAGAGTTTTTGATATCACATATGGTTTTTTAACGGTGTCGTAATCTGAAATTTTAGTATCTGTAATCCACACGCAAAAATCTTTTCTCTTCTGATATAAGGAGTCCATAGCCTTGAAGAAGAATTTCCAATTGGTAGAGTTATTCAGTCTATGATTGAACAGTATAACCTTTTTGTCTGGAAGATTAATTTCCTCTTGACCGAAAACACTAGGTGGTGGATTGAAGTATCTTACTTTAGAAGCGTCAACAGGATTTCCATTTGCTTCTTTTTTGAAAAGCTCAAAGGCATATGGAGAATGAAATAAGTTAAAAGTAGATTTCAAAAATCCATCATACTGTCTCCAGAAATATCCACCTAAAGCGGAAGAAAATTTTCTGGATCTCTCACAGTCAATCCAATGATAGTAGGATATAATAATAGGCAAATCTCTTCTTTGATTATAAAAAAATGTATGAATATTTGCAGAGATCTCTGGCTGGTTGTTTATTACTATATCAATATCTTTTGTGTATGGATATTCCTTTCGTAGAATATTACCATAGAATTCATATCTGTTTTGATGGATGCTTGTAGAATAGGGATACCCAATGACTCTAACATTTTTGTTGGATTCTAAAAACCATTCAGTATCTTTTATTTTATCTGGAATAACCCAATCGAATTTCCAATTACTAGGTAATGATCTTAGAAGATTTTTGGTACAGATGAAACCACTATCCTTGTAGAACAAAAACTCCTTGCTGATTTTATCCACAACCAGAGGATTAGAAAATATTAATACTCTTAAATTCGGAAACTCGCTCTTTTCAAGTTTCTTGGTTTTGATGTTAAAAAATAAATCATGCATCTACTCATTTTCCTATCCTAATTTTGTGTAATAGCTCAATGAATCTTTGCTTATTTTTTCTCCATTGATTAATAGGTAAGTTAATTGTTATTCTTACCATATCATCTGTCATGTTGACAAGTGGTTTACTTCTATAAGTCTCCTCTTTGAAAACTTTCATTTACTTCTCCATTAGTTTTACAAACAAAGTGACATCCAGAGATCCCACAGTTCCATCAATTTCAGCTTCGTATATCACTTGACCGTTTTCGATATCTTTTATTTCTACCAATACTGGGCCAGCGGTAGGATCATTAAGAGTTACCTTTTGACCGATAAGATCATATAATTTTTTATTTACTGGTGTTCCTAACATTTTACCATCCTCCTTGAATAGCATCTATGATGTATTCTCTATCTTCTCTGCTCACCCACCATCCCACAGGAATACAAATCATCTTGTTCATTATGGACTCAAGCATTGGAAGATCTTTTTTTGATTCTCTAAAGCAAGTATGTTTATCATTTCTTTCATGCACTCTGGATACTGCAATTCCTTTACTTCCCATCATATGAGCAAAAGAAGTTCTGTCTTCTACTAATACTGTAAAAAGCCAATAGGAAGATTCTCTATCAGGAGCTATTTGAGTACATTCTATTCCATCAATATCATTGATCATGTCTTCATAGTACATGGCATTGTCTTTGGCAATTTCCACGTTCTTATCAGCCAGATTCATATTAGCCATTCCTATAGTAGCATTGACATCATTCATATGATATTTGTATCCCCACTCTGCAATGTCTTCTTCACAGCGCATTTCTTTTCTTGGAGACTCCCTATCAATTCCATACCAGCGCAATAGCTTTGCTCTGTCATAGTCATGTTTATTTCTCATACATAAGGCTCCTCCGTCAACACAAGTCAAATGCTTAATAGCTTGAAAGCTAAACATTGCATAATCAGAATATTCACAATCTCCTATTGTAGATCCTTTATACTTAGATCCCCAAACATGAGCACAATCTTCAATTACCGCTAATTGATGATCTTTGGCAATATTATAGATCTCTTCCAAGTCACAAGGATATCCTCCCCAATGGACAAACATAACAGCTTTTGTTCTACTAGTAATATTCTCTTTGATAGAAGCCCAGTCTATATTTAAATCACTAGCAATGTCAGCCCATACTATCTTACCTCCATGCATCATAATAGGCATGTTTGTAGCAGTACAAGTTAACGGAGTAGTGATTACTTCATCTCCATGACCCACTCCTGCTAAACGTAGAGCTAGACTCAATCCATGAGTACCAGCGGATAAAGTTAACACATTAGGATTGTTAAACTTTTTCCAAAGATGAGCTTCAAATTCTGCCACTTTCGGCCCTTGTCCTATCCAGCCACTATGCAGTACTGGAAGAAGAGTCTCATCAACGGAAGGATTCATAGCTACCTTAAACATTGGTATTTCTCTCATATACCCTCCAAAAATAATTCCCAAGGATCTTCTTCGATTAATTCTACTAGTATATCACCGTGACATGGTTTTGGTTTACACCAGCAAGCGAGAGCACAACCTTTAATCTCTGATAAAGAATCAAGAAGATCCTTCCTATTTTTTATGTACTCTCTATATTTTTCCTTACACTCTTCATAGTTCCCATCTCTGCCTACCTTGAAAGGATTTCCCCATTTACTAGGTCTTCCAATATAGACAATATCTTGTGATCCTTGATAAGTGGAAATATTAACACAAATAGTTTTCATACAAAATATTTCTCTATCAAATCACAAGCTTCATATTCATCATTTACCCAAACATTAACCGCTTGCTGTACAAATGGATGTTTACAGAGATAGTCATTCAAATTGTTTGCAAACCCAATTACCGCTTTATCAGGACTATCATAATACCATGCCAATTCAAAGAAAGAACCAAGCAAAGGTTTATTAGGATCATACTGATTCATATTAACAAGACCTATGGAAGATCTATCCACGAAAGTACGATCTTTAGGAACTAGTAAATCAATTCCTTCTTGTCTTCCTCTTGCATGTACAGCATAAACCTTTTTCTTCAATACATTTTTATTGAATTGATTTGCACATGGATTAATGAATTGAATTTTATCAATTCCCTCAAAGCGATCAATAACATTTTGTCTCCATTGGTAGGTAATCTCAAATTTCGGTGAAATTTGTCCTACTAGATAAACAGTTTCCATTTTACTTCACTCTCCTTAGATAACCTTTTGGATTAAAGGTCATTATGTATTTCTCACACCAAAAGTCTGCTTCCCATTCCTCACCATGCATTTTAAGAAAGTCCTCTACTGCTTCGTATGGGCCATCTCCCCATTTCCAAGGAACAGGATGACCGTTAGCGTGAGTGTCCTCTACGATCATGTAAGAGCCTACAGGCACAAGAGTTGAGTACATAGACATCTCTAGTCTTACATGTTCAAATCTATGATCTGAATCCAAAATGACTATATTCTTCTTTCCTCTTGTCTTTTCAAATTTCTCAAAGACCAGAGGATTAGTGCTACCACCTGGAATAAACTCAATTCTTTTTCTCAGTTTCTCAGGAACTATATCCTTTTTATAGTGTAAAGTAAGATCACATGTCAAGACTTTTCCTTTTCCTATGATCTCTAAAATGGTAGCGTAGAAAACTGCCGATCCTCCTTTAGCCGTACCAGTCTCTATAACGTAGTCTGGTTTCAGATTCCAAATGATCTCTTGAATAACAAAAGCATCAAACGGCAACTTCCAGCAAGGAACACCTAGCCATTTTGTCTTCTCCCAAATTCTACTTTTTTCATAATGAATATGAAATTCGTCTACTGCTCTCTTAACCATATATTACCTCTTAAAAATTAAAGTCAATGAAGGAAACTCATTAAACACTTGGAAGCTCCATTCAGGAATTTTAGAATGATCCAGTAATTTCTCCAATTCTGGAATTATCGGTTTCTTATTATATGATGTCATCCAGTCTACGTTATCACGTTCTTTGCTTCCTCCTTCAAATGCTATAATACCTCCTTGAGAAATTTTTGGCCCCCAATATACCATAGTCTTCTTTAGTACTGATCCATCATTTGAGATATCCATGTGAAGAAAATCAATTGTTCGATCTTGAAAATTACTATGGACATCAAACGCTCTTCCGTAATGAAGATTTACATAGTGATT